CGACGTTTTGGGTCCTGCTGTGGGACTCAGGAATGTCTTCCTCCAAGGGTCCCGCACCGACGAAAAGAAGGGGCGTGTTTATACACGCCATTATCGTTGGGGCAAGGACCTTATTGTGAACCCAAGCCAAATAGGGAAAGAGGATTCTGACTTAACAGCCATGGTTGATGTCGACTATTACGTGGACATGCCAAGGCACTTGAGCAGAAACTTCAGACCTCTAATTCTTTATACTTTCCAGCCTTCAAAAGCTGCGAAAAGTGATGGGGAATATAAGTACTGTTTCGAAAGGGACGGCACGGTCAGGTACACAGTCTCAGGAGGTGGTGAATACCATCACAAAATTTGGAACTGGAAAGGAGATTCTGTAAGTGCAGAAAGGAACTGCTGTGGAATCCCATTGACCTACAGCGTCTTCTCAATAGAGAGACGGAACGTTGATGAGGACCACCAGCTAGTTTTGCTAACTCCCCTGAAGAAATTCAAAGGGCTGTATGCACTGCTTGCAAAATTTAGGGCTAGAGCCTTGCCTTTGGAAAGGGTTGACCCCGTGGACGGAGATTTTGTTCGTCTGCTGGCTAACGGGCCTGACGGACTCGTAGTGTCGACCTCCAAGGTTGGCAGTCATCTATGTGCTGAGGTTTCAGTCGAGGTGGATGAGGCAATTGCTTCCGCCGCCAAGACGACGGCGAACCGAATAACACATGGGACCGTCCGGTCGAAAATGATTAAAGAGGGTGAGCTAAATCGGGACTTTACTGGATCTGAGATATTGCTCGAATACCACATGCGAGGAGGAACACGGAGTGAACGTGTTGACATTATGTCAGCAGTGCGTCCATTCCAGTGGGTAAAGAATTATCAGGACTATGAGCCTGAGAAGCCTGCCATGGTGGCTTTCATGTCTCCGTTGTACGACGGTGCTTTTGTGCCCGATAACTGTCGCAACAACGATGAGCGTATGGTGGAGGAGAGAGTGGTAAAACTACGCAAGCCTTCTACCAAGGCCTCACCGTTCCTTGTCACCGCAATGAAAGAGTTCATCACGCTGTTCGCGCGTGAAACTGGGACTCTGACACCTGTGGAAGAGGAGGTCGTGTACGAGAGACAGAATAAGCCAAGCCAGCGGCGAATATTAGATGAGGCCCAACATGGCCTTGTGGAGGGGAAGAGTAAGATCTTCAAGAAGAACGAAGCGTATTCCACCGTCACAGACCCTCGGGCTATTAGCCAGATCGAGGGCAAGACGAAGATGGAATATTCGCAATTCATCTATGCGTTAGCTGACAAGCTGAAACAGTTTGAATGGTACGCTTTTGGGAAGAAACCCAGAGAAATTGCTCTGCGAATCGCAGAAATATGCTCGGGGGCCCTTAGCCACCTGGATTCCACTGATTTTAGTAGACAAGACGGACGCATAAATGAAATAGCCAGGCTATTCGAACGCATGCTTATGCTTGCGGTCTTCAACCCAAAATTCCACATGGAAATGTTGCGACTCATGCGCGAACAAACTGGATTGAGAGCAAAGAC